AAAAGTTCGATGACGTAGAAGAAGATGTGCTACACCGGTTGCGTCAACTGTCCGGAATGATTAGATCATAAAATAGTCATTAGAGCAAATGCGTCATAAATATCATTGACGCTGACAACAAAAGCGTGTACACTACAACAGTGACACGCTTTTTTCATTAGCATCACAGGCAACTTAGAAAACATTTTATAACACTAGAAAGGCAACTTAAAATGGCATCATTAGCAGACATCCGAGCACGTCTCGCAGCCTCAGAAGGCAACAACAAAGGTGGACAATCCACTGGTGGTGATAACGCAATTTATCCACACTGGAATATGGAAGAAGGCGCATCCACTACACTACGATTCCTCCCAGACGGCAACACAAAAAACACATTCTTTTGGCAAGAACGAGCAATGATTCGTTTGCCATTCAATGGCGTCAAAGGCGAGATGGAATCAAAACAGGTTTACGTACAAGTTCCTTGTATGGAAATGTGGCAAGAAACCTGCCCAATCCTGACAGAAGTACGCACATGGTTCAAAGACAAAAGTCTTGAAGACATGGGTCGTAAATACTGGAAAAAACGCAGTTACATTTTTCAGGGCTTTGTTCGTGAGAACCCCCTGGCCGATGACAAAACTCCAGACAATCCCATTCGTAGATTCATCATTGGTCCTCAGTTGTTCACCATTATCAAAGGTGCGCTGATGGATCCGGAACTGGAAGAAACTCCAACAGACACCTTGCGTGGCCTGGACTTCCGTATCACAAAAACGCAAAAAGGCGGCTTTGCCGACTACAACACTTCAAAGTGGGCACGTAAAGAGTCTGCACTGTCAGAAGTGGAACAGGCAGCAGTGGATGCACACGGCCTGTTTGACTTGAGCACATTCTTGCCCAAGAAGCCTGACGAAGCGGCTGTGAAAGTCATGAAAGAAATGTTTGAAGCATCGGTGGATGGTCAAGCATATGACACAGAGCGTTGGGGTGCTTACTTCCGTCCAGCAGGTGTATCTGCACCAGCAGGCGGCAACAGTGGTGTAACTGAAGACGACGTTGTGGCTGCAACAGCTCCTGTAGCAAAGGCTGCCCCAGCACCTGCTCCAGTGGCAAGTGCATCACCATTTGATGACGAGGAAGACGCACCAGTGGCATCCGCACCCGTTGCTAAACCAGCGGCTACAGGTCAAAATGCACAAGACATTTTGGCTATGATTCGTAGTCGTCAGAAGCAGTGATAATTTAAAAGGCTCCCTGTGGGCCTTTTAACAATTATGAATTACAAATTAGTATTTGATTGCACAGGGGACGAAATTCCATTTGAGCCATTGAATCAAGTATTGTTGGATTTTTACATTGACCGACTAAACAGTCAAGGACTGAATAGTTTTCATTGTAAAAATCCACAACACGGATCAAGAATTCTAGACAGAATACAAAAACTCAAAAAATGTGCATCGGAAATAAATCAATGGTTGTACGACTTAGCTGAACTACAGCTAGAAGATTGTGACCATGAACAATACCTTGATCAACGATTGCTTAACAAAATGCATGCTGATTGGGTAAGTTCTCAAAATTTGATTTACGATATACAGAAAAGACGAAGGGAAACAAACTTTTCTGACTTGTCAGAAAAGATACACGACATGTTTCCGGATGATATACAGACTCCTCCGTTGGGAGTAGTGATATCCAAGCTGGGGTTTGAAGAATTGTACAGTTCACTGAATGAACCACATATTCATAGTTTAGAACTCATGTTCAAAAACATTGAATTTGCTGTAAGCGATACCTGGACAAAAATTGCTGATAACCCGTTTGATAAAACACTGTTGACCAACCATCACGCCAATTTGAGCATATCGTTTAATCATCTCGGAAGAACGTTGTACAACAAATTTATTTTTTTCGACCACGGTTTAGAATTTGACGATGAAAATTCATTTGATGAATTGCTAGGATATGTAACACTGAGCTTGCAACCTTCGCAGACAATTCCGCTGAGTGCTGAATACGTTGCTTGGTGCAAAAAACATAGCAAACAGCCATCTGGGGATAATTTAAACATTGGAAATATTCCAGATCTCTACGATAATTTAACAAAATATCGTATAATTGTTTTTAGAAATTTGCTGTCTAATAACAAATTTTCAATACAAAGAGGATAACACATGGGAAAACCATTCGACATTTCAAAGTTCCGCAAGGACATTACTAAAAGCATTCAAGGCTTGAGCATTGGATTTAACGATCCAACTGACTGGATTGGCACAGGCAACTATGCACTAAACTATCTTATCTCTGGAGACTTTAACAAAGGTATTCCGTTAGGTAAGGTCACGGTATTTGCTGGTGAATCTGGCGCAGGCAAAAGTTATATCTGCAGTGGTAACATTGTTAAAAACGCACAAGAACAAGGTATCTTTGTTATTCTTGTGGACACAGAAAATGCACTGGACGAATCGTGGCTACATGCACTGGGTGTTGACACTGATCCAGCAAAGTTGCTTAAACTCAACATGAGCATGATTGACGATGTGGCCAAAGCAATTTCCACATTCATGATTGATTACAAAGCACTTCCTGATGAAGAACGCATGAAGGTTCTGTGGGTAATTGATTCGTTGGGCATGTTGTTGACTCCCACAGACGTTAACCAGTTTGAAGCAGGTGACATGAAAGGTGACATGGGTCGCAAGCCCAAAGCACTGACAGCACTGGTTCGTAACTGTGTTAATATGTTTGGTAGTCACAATGTTGGATTGGTTGCTACTAATCATACATACGCAAGCCAAGACATGTTCGATCCCGATGACAAGATCAGTGGTGGACAGGGATTCATCTATGCATCAAGCATTGTTGTTGCCATGAAGAAAATGAAGTTGAAAGAAGATGAAGATGGTAACAAAGTAAGTGAAGTTAACGGTATTCGTGCCGGCTGTAAAGTAATGAAAACACGCTATGCTAAACCGTTTGAAGGTATGCAAGTTAAGATTCCTTACTCAACTGGTATGAGTCCACATTCTGGATTGGTTGACCTGGCAGAGAAGAAAAACATTCTCAAGAAAGAAGGCAACAGTTTGGTATTTGTCACAAGTGATGGTGAAGTGATCAAACAGTTCCGTAAAAAATGGGAAGCAAATGAAAACGGCTGTTTAGACAAACTTATGGCAGATTTTGCCAACCAGAAAGATATCAGAGTAGTAGACGAAATTATCGACGAAAGCATCAACGAATAATGCAATCGATTGTAGTAACTGACAGTAATCCTATTGTTCGGATACGCGAGTATGCACCGGGTATTACAATCCATTGGCTAGTTGGAACAAGGTGTAATTTTGATTGTAGTTATTGTCCAGATCAATGGCATGATAAAACATCTAAAGATTATTCATTAGAGAAATTGCAAGCGGCGTGGATTCGAATTATGTCAGCTAGCCCTAAAAAAAATATCAAATATAATTTGTCATTTTTAGGAGGCGAACCTACTTTAAATAAAAATTTTCTTCCTTTTTTAAAATGGTTACATGAGTGTTTTGCCCAGCATCTAGGGAATGTTGGGGTTATTACCAATGGCACAGCTAGTCTAGAATATTATAAGGAAATGATAAATTATTGTGATTGGATTACATTTTCTACACATAGTGAATTTATGAAAGAAAAAAAGTTTTTCAATCTAGTAGTAAATCTACACCAGATTGCACAAAGTCATAAATGTCTAGTATCAGTTAATATCATGGATGAGTCTTGGCATCAATCTCGTAACAAACAATACAAAACATTTTTAGAGAAACACGGAATTGTTAGCTACACTCATCCAATCAAAGATTTCGGACAAGGAAAGAAACAGTTCCCGATAAAAGTTACTAACCAAATGGAATTTTTATGAATGCTGTACTAACTGAGGATATTCATTGTAATGCCATAGTAGAATTACAAGATGGTAGTGAGATTAAAATATCTGCTAATCAATTGTATGATAACAATTTGCATCATTGGAAAGGTTGGCATTGTAACGCTGGAGTTACAAGTATCTATATAGATGTTGATTTTTCAGTCTACTCAGGCACATGCAAAAACGACGAATTGGGAAATCTGTTTGATGAAAATTTTAGTTTTTTAAACGATTATACAATATGCAAAAAAGAAAGATGTACTGCGTGTGCCTCAGATCTTTATGCGGGAAAATTAGATAAAAGGAAATAAAATGACCATTGATGTAAAATTACCCAAAGAAATTTGGGGAGAACTTAAACGCTACATAAACACAGTAGATCGTGCCGAAGCGGCAGAAACTCTAGTACAAATTTTAATGGACAATGACAGTGATGCAGAGGATATTCGAGATGCCTTTACAGGAGATCGCGATGTTAAGGCAGCTTTAACTGCATATCTTGACAATGATAAAGATTATGCCGAAGACGAAGAACCTGAGGAAGAAGAAGAAGACCACGACCAAGACGATGACTGGGAAAACTAATGTGGTATAACCGCGTTGTTGCTGATCTCGGCGCCATTCCAGACTTTATTGCTCATTACGAAAATGAACTTGTTTCTGCACGACGTGACTGTGCCATTGGCGGAATAGTTGAACGAAATATCACAGCACTTCCGGGTATCACTGAGCATCGCTTTAATCAACTACAGGAGATTGAAGCAGTGCTGAACTTCCTTAACATACAACTGCGTAAGATTCGTCGACGACATTTTCAAAAGTATCTAGAAGGGTATGCTCGCGCATTGACCAGTCGAGATGCTGAAAAGTATGTGGATGGCGAGGATGAAGTAATTGATTTTGAAACCATTATCAATGAAGTTGCGCTACTACGCAATCGATTTTTGGGCATTATGAAAGCAATGGAAAGTAAAAACTTCATGTTGGGACATGTGGTTAGACTGCGAGCAGCCGGCATGGAAGATATACAGTTATGACATTTAGAAACGATGACGACAGTCATGCACACAGTTTACAAACACTCAACACACTGTTTGAGTACGATGACTTTATGGAAAGCATTGGCACACTGGTTGACTTAGGATGTGGTGCAGGACAAGATCTAGAATGGTGGGCAACTAGAACAACTCGAGACGATGCCCCGATACCCCTGAATATTCGTTGCACAGGAATAGACATCGGTACTACACCTACTGTGGTTAAAAAGCATTCTAACATTGTGTATCAAAAAATAGATTTTGAAAATACAGAAAATCTACCCAGCAAATCAAAGTTTGATGTGCTATGGTGTCATGATGCATTTCAATACTGTATCAATCCACTGGCAACATTGGCAAAATGGAACACCATTGCCGAAGATGGCGGCATGTTGATCATGGCAGTTCCGCAAACTACCAACATGGATATACGTCAACTGGCATTTGTGCAACCAACTGGATGTTATTATCATCACACTGTGGTTAGTTTGATGCACATGCTGGCCGTCAATGGCTGGGATTGTAATTCAGGGTTCTTTTTGAAACACCCAGACGATGAGTTTATACATGTGATTGCTTATAAGAGCAATCATGCTCCAATGGATCCAAAGACCACTACATGGTATGAGTTGGCAGATAAAAACTTACTGCCGGAAACTGCGGTAAGAAGTATAAATCGCTACGGGCATGTGAGACAACAAGATCTTGTACTGGCTTGGATTGACAAGAGTTTGTCTTGGTTAGGTCAACAATAATCGTCGAAGCGGCAATCCTGAGGCAATTTCCTCTGTGTACCATTCTGTGTGTGCCAGTCGCTCTAGCCATGCAGTTCGGTCTGGCTTTGCCGGATTGTTGATTGCGGATAAATCTGTATTGCCAACAGGTGCTGCCAAACTACTAGCGTGTACAAATGCTGGAACTCCGTTTAATACAGCCAGTGATCCTGGGCCACTGTTGTGATTGACCACAGCCCATGCTGTTGACAAGCATCGATCATAATCAAAACTATCATATGTTCCTTGTATAGGCCGTGGCATCTCAATAACACACCCAGGAATATCACTGATACGCTGTCTAGGATGTGGCCGTATAACAATAGGTCTGTCTGTGTATTTTCTAATGGTGTTAGCAGTTTCGGTTAACCAAGCTACGGTAGGTGGCTGTCCTGCCCACTGTTCACTGTCTGATCGTTGTGCGGCAATCACAATGTTGTATCCAGAGTTGGTCCAGGGTTTTGCTGCCAGTCTCAACTGCGCTGCTCGGCCTGGAATCAACTCGTCACCATAGTATGCATTGTTACCAGTTCCGTTGACACCTAATTTCCAAGTGCTGCCGCGACGTAGCATGCCTACTTCGACTACTACGACAGGACGATTGCTGTTGCGGAATGTTTGCCATACGCCTTGATTGTGCTTCATCCTACCGTGCCATAGCTGGCTCCAAATAACAGCAACATCCGCTGAACTGTCCATGTTGTTGTGTTTGATGCCAAGACTGTCAAGCCCTGCACGTACGGCCTCAAAAACTGGCGGACTATTAAGCGCACCATACTGATCAAAAATACTTACTCTCATAGTATTAGTTATAGGCTGTGTTTACCCTCACTAAATATCTGACTATGATATTGCCCCAACTTAACGGAACGTTAAATCAAAATAAATTCTTTATCTATGCTGCCGCAGACTCAGTGTATTTTGACCTGCATGCCCGGCCGTTGATCAACAGTATACTGGCCAATACTCCAGAATACGGAGTACACATACACATATACAATCCTAGACCCGATCAGATTGATTTTTGTCAAAGCCGCATAGGCGTAACTTGCACTTATGAACAGCCCAGTGAGGGCGAGTTTCAGCATGCAACTGACTACTGGATGACTAGAACCCAATTTGAAAACGATCGTCAGAGACAAATGTTTAAAAAAGGACAAACACGTGGCCGACAAGACCTATCAATACTGATTCGTCAGACTTATTATGCCTGTACTAGATTTGTCAGACTGGCCGAATTACTACAACCAGGACAACGATGCTTGAGCATCGATGTCGACGGATTGGTTCGTGGTCAATTCAATGATCAATTAGGCACTAAGGATTTTTATCTTTACGAAAAACCCAAAGATGGCACCCATTTGGCTGGTGCTGTGTTGCTCAATGGCACTGCTGGTGCACATGAATTTTTACAAGAGTACGCAAACAGTTTACGTGCCAGTATCGGTAAACACGATCTATATTGGTTTTTAGATCAAGTTTTGCTAGATCAACTGGTGCCAAAATACCACAAAGGTCTGTTGCCCATGAGTTATATTGATTGGGCCATGCGGACTGAAAGTGCTATTTGGTCTGCCAAAGGCAAACGCAAAGAACTTGATGTATTCAAACAAGAACAAGGAAAATACCAATGATATCAATTGTGATGAGTTATTTTAACCGCTTGACCCAGTTAAGATACACTCTTAAAACCATTGGTCAAAGTCAAATTAAAGATGTAGAAATTGTCATTGCCGAGGACTTTTGTGACCCAGGCGAACAATTGCACAATATACAGAAAGAATTTCCACACCTGGCGATCAAAGTCATACGCATGTCAGACGGTCAAGATCACAAGGACTATTGCAATCCATGTGTGCCATATAACACTGCATTTCGTGCCTGTCGTGGCGATACAATCATTATTCAAAATCCTGAATGTTGCCACATGGGCGATGTACTGCAATACACCAAAGATAATTTAACCAACGAAAATTATCTTACATTCCACTGCTACGCTGCCACCAAGGCTGAGACCAGAGTCATGCAGTCAGGTGAGCCATTGCCTATGTTTACTGAGAAAAAATCTCGTTGGTACAATCACGTGGTCGAACGTCCATATGCTTATCATTTTACCACAGCCATCACTAGAGAAAATTTAATCAAGTTAAATGGGTTTGATGAAAGATTTGCGCAAGGACAAGATATGGATGATGTAGAACTAATCTATCGCATCAAGGCACTGGGGCTAGAACTAAAATTTGTAGAGGATCCTTGGGTAGTGCATCAGTATCATAGAAAGACCTATAATAATCCGCATAATCCTCCTGTGGCTGTGGACAATAGAGAACTGTGGGCAAGTATCAAAGATAACCTTCAAGTCCGAGCAAATAACAAAATTGATATATGTGGCATTTAACTAAAATTCCTAAAATAGCACATTTTTATTGGGGCGGCGGAGCTCTTTCGTATCTTAGATTTTTGTCTGTGGCCAGTTTCAAAAAACAAAATCCAGACTGGCAAGTACAAGTTCATGTTCCAAGTGTTGACAGTGTTGCTCCGGCTGATTGGGATAACAACATCTCTCAAGATTTCCGTACACAGTTAGTTGAGTTAGATGTTGATGTTGTTGCTCATGACTTTGACAGTTATGGGTTTACTAACCAAGCACACGAAGTACACAAGTCTGATTTTCTAAGATGGCGGTTATTGGCCACTCAAGGCGGGCTATGGTCTGACATTGACATCTTGTATATTCGATCTATGAATAATCTTGCAGAAAATTCAGCAGAAAATTCAACAGTTGATACTGCACTGTGTCCATTGATGCCGCCAAACAAACACACAGTGGGATTTATACTGGGATCAGCAAACAATGCCTTTTACAAGCACACAAGCGAACTATCATTGAAGAACTACAATCCCACAGTTTATCAATGCATGGGCAGTGATTTAATCAATGGACGCTTTGAAAGTTTTGAAAGTTTTGGGCAACAGTTCCCCCAACATTGTTTTATATTTTTAAACAAAAAAGGTGTGTACTCAATTACCAGCAAAACCATTGATCAATTTTATCAACCCATCACTGTTGATACGCAAAAGAAATTGATTAACTCTCGAATAATTGGCTATCATTGGTTTGGCGGACATCCTCAATCCCAACAATTTGAAAATAATTTACAGCCAGAAACACTAACTGATTACACACATTTCTTGGCCCGGACAATACAGGAAAAATTATGAAACACAAAGTAAAAGGAAAACGAGCATTCAGCAATGACAATTTAGTCGCATATCTCCAAGCAGAAGTTGCTACAGGGTCAAGTTTGTTAGACTTAGGATGCGGGCCAAAAATGTACAGTAATCCACTGCAAGAACAATGCAGTCGCATACTCACAGTTGATGCCTGGGCCTGGGTTGAACCAGACATTGTGGCCAATTTGGAAACCACTCCACTTCGAGACATTACTCCGGATCGGTGGGATTATGTTCTTATGCTAGACTTTATTGAGCACCTGGACAAGCCGGCCGGCTTGAGTCTGATTGAACAAGTTAAACAAATAACCAACCGGCGTGTGTTTTTACTCACCCCAATGGAAAAAATTTGGACAGAAAATCATGAGAATGTGAACAATCCAGAACTGTGGTGTCACGGCAATGAATATGATCTACACAAGAGTCTGTGGACACCAGAAGATTTTGCAGGGTTTAATCGTGTTAACATTCCAGGATTTGACAATTACTACATAGGATATTATGAAGCGTAAAGTGTTGACAATCCTGGGTACTAGACCAGAGATAATTAGACTCAGTCGAGTAATACCCAAGCTAGATCAATCAGCTGATCATCGTGTGTTGCACACAGGACAAAACTATGATCCCACACTCAATGACATCTTCTTTGAAGAATTAGAACTACGTAGACCAGATGTGGTGCTATCTAGTCGCGGAACCATTGGCGAACAACTGGCCGCAACATTTGTGGGTGTAGAAAAGTATTGCCAAGAATTTCAGCCAGATGCAGTTCTGGTGCTGGGCGACACCAACTCTGGACTAGCGGCTGTTGTGTGTGAACGCATGGGCATTCCTGTATATCACATGGAAGCAGGTAATCGCTGTTATGATTTAACGGTACCGGAAGAAAAAAATCGCCGAGTAATCGATCACATTTCATCTATCAACTTGCCCTACACTGGCTACAGTAGAGAAAACTTGCTACGTGAAGGCTTGCCAAACAACAAAATCTTTGTCACAGGAAATCCCATCAAAGAAGTATTAGACTACTACAGTGACAGAATACAGCACAGCACAATGCTTGAACGACTAGAACTTGTTCCAGGTCAATACATTGTGGCCACTGCTCACCGAGCCGAAAATGTGGACAATCCTGCTCGCCTAACAAACATACTAGAAGCATTTGAAACAATCAGTCAAGACTTGCCTATTGTGTTTAGTTGTCATCCCAAGACCGAACAACGTATGACTAGAAAATTAAACAGCCGTATTATTGTGTCTAAACCAATGGGCTTTTTTGATTGGGCAAATTTGGAACGCAACAGCAGATTAGCCATCAGCGATTCTGGAACAGTACAAGAGGAAATGTGTCTGTTCCAAAAACCCACAATAACTATAAGAGCAACCACTGAACGGCCGGAAACTGTCATGTGCGGATCAAATATTGTTACTGGGCTTGAGACAGATCGTATAGTATCAGGTTATCGGCAAGCACTAACACTAGGTTCATGGACTGTGCCAGAAGAGTATACTAGAATCAATGTCAGTGATGTAGTTGTGAATATCATAATGGGAAAGATGTAGATGGATCATAATCGAGAATTTTGGGAATACCAACACGCACAAGATAACGTACGAACCTTGTCGGGTTGTGCGTTTGATGACACTGTAGACTTTTTAAATGTCCGAGACCTACTAGTTCCAGATATGCACGTACTAGAAATTGGGTGTGGATTGGGTTATGTAACCGAAGGATTTTCTAAGATAGCTAACATCAGTGTATTAGACATTAGCAAAACTGCATTGGAGCGGGTGCAATCGTTTTGTGAAGCAGTTTATCATATAGATAATGTTGAATCATTGCCCATTGATTATTTTGATTTGATTGTTTGTCATAATGTTGTACAACATGTGCCTACAGAATCATTGACGATTGAACTTAAACATGCAATTCGTAGTTTGGCAACTACAGGTACTTTTGCTATGGAATATGTCTGGGCCAATGGAATTGATGATGATGGTGTTAAATTTGAACCAAGTTGGGCCACGGCAGGGCATCTTTGTCGCAGTGATAAATTTATGATGGATTTAGTTAACAAACTAGGAGGTACTTGTAAAATATCTCGCACTAACCCTGTGGCCGCCCATAGAAAAATACACGGGTTAACTGTGTTACACATACAGAAAGATCAAAATGTTTAATAATAAAAGAATATTCATTTCAGGTGCCACCGGCTCTTGGGGGCAAACACTGGTTGCCATGTTACTCAAACACTATGATCCAAAAGAAATTATTTGTTTCAGTCGAGGCGAACTTCAACAGGTGTTAATGCAACGAAAGTTTCATGATCCAAGACTAAAGTTTATAATTGGTGATGTGCGCGATTATGAAAGCGTTCGTTTTGCAACCAAGGGTGTTGATGTTATATTTCACTTGGCCGCACTTAAACATGTGCCCATCTGCGAAGATCATCCACAGGAAGCCATCAAAACAAACATCACGGGAACTACCAATATTGTCAACGCCGCTGTAGAAAATCATGTCGGCAAAGTAATTGATGTCAGCACAGACAAAGCAGTAGAGCCGTTAAATCTGTATGGCATGACCAAAAGCGTGGGCGAAAAGTTAATCATACAAGGCAATGATCTAAGCACACACACAAAGTTTGTTTGTATTCGTGGTGGTAATGTCATGGGTTCCAACGGCAGCGTGATTCCGTACTTTATTGAGCAGATCAAAGCAGGTGGTCCTGTTACCATCACTGATTTGCAAATGACTCGGTTCTTCTTGACGCTAGAGGAAGCCATCATGTTGTTGTTCAAAGCCGCAGAAACCAGCATCGGCGGTGAAACATTTGTTATGAACATGCCGGCTTGTTACATTCGAGATGTGGCCCGTGTACTCATGGACAAGTATGGTACTGTGGACATAAAAGAAATTGGCAGCAAGCCAGGCGAGAAACTAGACGAAATGTTGATCAGCAAACACGAAGCTGTGCTGAGTCGTTGCTTTGATGAAAATTACTATGTAATACTTCCTACTAAATGTTCTGCAGAACTTGAGAACAAATACAGAGAGTTACCAGCATTTCCCTACTCAGAGTTCAGTTCTCAAACAGTATTAATGAACGATGATCAAATCAAAGACATGTTGGTCAAGGGAGGATTCTTGTGAAAATCACAGTACTAGGTTCCAACGGCATGGCTGGACATGTTGTGGTCAGTTATCTTCGTCAGCAAGGGCACGAGGTTGATGCAGTGGACCGAGCCCGATTAGATGTTGAAAATACTCTTTCAGTTGCAGAATTTTTTGATCAACTCAATACTGATTTTGTTGTTAATTGCATTGGCCTACTGGTACAGCCATGTTTGCAACGGTCCGACCGCGCCAGCATGATCAATTCCTGGTTGCCACACTACATTGAATATCGATTGAAAGACACTCACACTCGCTTGATCCATCTAAGTACTGATTGCGTGTTTGACGGTACTACAGGTTATTATAAAGAAAAAGATACGCACACTGAAATGAATGCGTACGGCCGTAGTAAAAGTCTAGGCGAAGTTGACAACAGCAAAGACATTACATTTCGTATGAGCATTATCGGACCTGAACTCAAAACTGGCACTGGGCTACTTGATTGGGTTAGAAAAAATCCTGCCACTGCAATACCTGGATGGGACAATGCCAGGTGGAATGGTATCACCACATTGCAGTTGGCCAAATGTATTGATCGATATGTACGCAACCCCAGTGTTGCTGGCATATATCATGTGGTCAACAACTCAGTAAACATTAACAAATATGAGTTATTGTGCTTGATCAACGAAGTTTACAATCTAGGGAAGACTGTGATTAGAACCAGTGGCCCCAAGGATCTAAACAAGATCCTAGTAGACACCAGACATGAATTTGATTTTGCCATTCCTGATTATCGCACACAGTTAAATGAATTACGAGACTTTGACCCAGTTGCGCATGTGACTCCAACAACGTCCTGATCTAACATCTTCAAAACTCCAGTGACATTGTGCTAGTTTTCTGATCCATTGCTCACGGTCAGGCATGTGAGGATTTTCTATCTGACTCAGGTCAGTGTTGGCAATATCGCCGCCCTGGCTGTATGCAGGATCATCTGTGATAAATGCCGGGATTCCTTCAATTGGTGCAACTGCACTGGGAGTTGAATTATGACATACTACCGCCCAGCAATTGACCAAGTCTTCGGTTATGTGCCGGTTTTGTGGGCTCACAGTAACGCCAAACTTAACTAGCGTGGATTTATAATTGGGAAATGCCTTCCAGTCACCTGGATGCCATCTTATTAAGATTGGACGGTCACTGTTTTCTCTAATCTTGCCTAATGTTCTCTTAAGCCACTTCATTAAATCCGCGCCACGCATACTCCACCCCAGCGGTCGTTGCAAGCAGATCAATATGTGATTGCCACTGGCCCGCCAAGGTTTTAGATCCATATTATAGTCACGTCGCATGTTGTTCCAGTTTTCTGCGCCAGGCGTTTCATTACAGTATATGCCTGTGGCAGGAAACACACCATTGAAACTGTAGCGTAGATACTTGTGTGGATTGGCAGCATCTTTGTAAATGAATACGTTGCTGTCTATGCTTAACCAGTAACGATGAAGACTGTGTTGTGTATCCATTACCATTTTGCGAACTTGATAATGCGGCAGTCTGACCTTGCTGGGATTTGCATCAAACGCATTGCCAATAATGGCACCAACATCACATGTTTCGTATGTTTGTGAGTTGGTGACTGATGCTGAATCGCCACACTTGGCTGCACCCTCTGCAAAATAAGTCAACGCATCAATCTTTTCGTTGCCGTTGATATGTCTGGGCAAACTTCTTAGATAACTTTTAACAATCAAGGGTTGAGCGTAGTTCATTTTCTAATACCATTTCCCAGGCCTTGCCTGTTAAAATCTCATCCAGACTGAATTGACTGTAAGCAATTGAGCATAACCATCTGTAAACAACTTCTTCATTGGGCATACAAGGATTTTCAATTTGTGAAAGATCATTACTGCATACCGGATCTGCCGCAGTGGGTGCCAGTCCAAAGGCTGGAATTCCGTACTGTATTGCTTCCACAGTTGCAATACTGTTGTAAGTGACCAGGGCATAGATGTCATCATCCAAGGCATCGTATATGGTGGCATTTGTACGTTCCCCACGACTGGCCTTTTCACGCCAGACAATCTCTCTGTCACTGTGTTTTTTAATAGTGCGTTCAACTTTTTCAATCCATTTCTCACGATTGTGTCCATAATATTGAAATGGTTTATTAGTGGGCAACACCACTAGAATTTTTGATCCAGTGCGCTTCCAGCCTTTGTATTCCAAGTTTGGATTGAATTTTACCAGTTGTTGCCATCGGTCATCTGGCACATCCATGATAGTTGAATGTTGCATGGAATTTTTTACAATGCGATGATACACTTTTCTGCCGGTTTGATTGTTGTCACATCGATAATTGCCAAGATATCCTGTTTCGATAAAGTAATAGTCTTGATCATGTTCTCTCACAATCTTGGCTATTTTACCAGAACTAATGCCGCGTATCAGCACAGGATCTTTGATAATCTCTTCCATTTCGGTGCGGAATCTATTTTTATCAATAAATTTACTGCTGGGATATGCAGCCATGACCATTGCTGGATAGTCTGTAAATTTTAAACAACGATCAAATTGGGCATCTTTATTTACAACATAATCAATAAGCCTTTGATGCGTTGAGTCGCCGCCATTCCTCTTGATAAATCCTTTAATATCTTTAGTTATCAATTCTTCGGGAATAGGACTTAGTCCCCATTCGTGTTCGAGTTGTTTTAACATTTCAACTTCAGCACGAAGGTTCAATAGATCTGCAACACTGTGTTTGAGTGCGGATTCAATTGTTGCGTGTTGTATTTTATACTCGTCACTGGGCCAACGGTCCACCAGGGCCACTGGTAAAATCATAGCATGTTCCTTTGTAAGCAGTATTCAGTTAGAATACGTTCTCTATGCCATTCATCACCTTGTGGTGTGTCGGCAAACTCCTGGAAGCAAGGTGTGCCCAGAGTGTAGTGTAGCAGTTTGGCATCCTTATTAATGCCGTACTCATCAGGCAGCCAGTTCCACTCAGGGGGTAATTCTCCAATACGTTCATCATCTATCCACGAGAAGCGGTGGAGCTCACTGCCTGTGGATTTTTGGATGAACTCGGGAGTAAGTTTCCGGTTAGGAAAACTATTACAATTCCACAGAATAACACTTGACCAATTTTTTCGAGGATAGTCTTCATTTCGTGCTCCTAGATATTTTACAGGCATCTTTGTTTTGTAGTCATGTTTGACTACTTGTACATCCATGTAGGGATTTCGTAACTCCCAAAGTTCAGAAATGTCTCCTCGCACAATCATGTCGCCGTCAATGAAGATGGCCCAGCCTGTGTATTCTTGCAGGTGTGGCACAAGAAATCGTGTGTAGATAAAGTGATTGCTGCCGTCTGTGTGCGTTTCTTCGTAGTCTCGAAACAAGTTTAAGGCCACAGGAATAATAGCCACAGGCTTTGATGCATGCCGTATGATTGAGTTGGCACAGGTGTGAAAAGCAATGGCTTCTCTTGGATCGTATCCAACATAAACTGGTATGGCTTTCATCGGCGTTCTATGTCCTCTTCTACACAGTCGTCGCCAAACTGAATTTCGATTAATTTCAGTGGTTGATCAGTTTCATTACACAACATGTGCCATTGATTTTTCTTGATCCAAATATAGTCATGCACTCCGTAATGTCCTACTAGGTCGTGGTCGCTAGAATTGTCCAGGGTATACACTGCGGCTTCGCCTTCGGCTACAAACCAAAACTCCGCACGTCGATCATGTCGTTGCATGCTAAGACAAGTTTTGGCAGCCACTGTGAGTTCTTTGAGTTTGGTGTTAGATCCTACTTCATGTAGCACACGATAATAGCCCCATGCACGGGTAGTCTTGGGCTTCTTCCACTCTTCTAATATCCACGAACTGGAGTTCATTTTATTTTCGCCACCTACTCCAAACACAAACTCCACGTCATCAAAGATCATTTCTGGGATGTTGTCTTGTGTACGGTCACCACCATTTGCAAATACAATGTTGGCAGCAGGGTAGCGTTGTTTGACCAGTTGAATTGCATCACAACTACTGTTGTCATCATCATTGTAAACTACAACTTCGTCTACTATGCTTAAGGCACTGATCAATGCAAATCTCTCACTCATGGGCATAAACGGTCGTCCCTTTTTACGAGTGAGCCACTCGTCTGAGTTAAGACCAACGACCAGTCGATCGCCTAGTTTTTTTGCTGATTGGAAGTAAGCAAGGTGCCCAGAATGGCAGGGATCAAACCCGCCGGTTACAAGTACAATTTTCATAAAGATATTTATGTGTGTATATAACGGTAAATATCAAATGATGCCTACTACTGAACCCTTAGACTGTGCTTGCGTAATACACGGCGATGGATACACATGGGACTATGTTGAACGACTGTACAGTATGCTGTGTAGGAATCTAAGTCGTCCAGTAAGATTACACGTTTACACAGAAGCAGACAGAACAGTTCCAGACCATATGATCAAACATGCTTTGATTGATTGGGGGTTTGCAGGACCTAAAAAATCCTGGTGGTATAAACTACAGTTGTTCAATACAGAACATCATTCGGGCCCGCTATTGTACTTTGATTTGGACATGGTAATTACAAAAAATATTGATTGGATTTGGCAATTACCACAGCGACATTTCTGGGCAGTGAGAGATTTTAGGTATCTATGGAAAAATACTTGCACAGTGTCAAACACCAGTGTGATGTGGTGGAATACTGAACATTACCAGCATGTGTGGAAAGAA